GCTGCATAACCAATGCTTTTTAAACACCCTGCAATTCCACCAGTATGATTACCATTGGAATTGAGGGAGGGGGAGGCCATGAACGCTCTAATAAAAGTGTTCATGAAATCAACAATTAGTATTTCAGATTCGGAGGATCTATTCAATCCTCCAACTCTGTCTTCTTGTTTTACATTATCAAATAAAGAAAACAACCTCTTTTTTTCACTGTCAGATAGATTACTCATTCTCAGATGATACACCAGCATCTTCATCATTGTCAACAACTGCGTCATCAACAATGATACTATTTGGATCTTTGTACTTCATGATTACAGAATCACAAATCTTCAAGTAAACTTCTTCACTCAAAGTTTTATCTGTTTTCATTGTTTCTACAAAGTCTTTGGATTGAAACTTCCATTCACTACCATCATCTTTTTTATAGGTATAATAAGCACCACCTTGTTTAATCAAGTTGTTTTCTTTCAATACCTTAATCCAAGAACCATAATCTGCAATTCCACTATCAAAGTAAATATCAAAAGAAGCTTGACGTTGTGGTGGACCCATACGGTTCTTGACAACTACTGCTTTACATTCATTGCCAATAACTTCTTCACCCTTCTTGAGTTTACCTGTGTTGTTCAAACGAACACGAACTGAACAATGATAAGCAAGTGATTTACCACCTGACACTACATACTTATCACCAAATGCCATAGCATTTAGATTTTGACGCAATTGGTTAGTAAATACAGTAAGAACTTTCTGTTTACCAATCATGTTGGTAATCTTTCTCATAGCCTTACTAATAATAATAGATTTACCAGTAGCAAATCCATCTTTACCATGATCACTTTCCAATTCTACTTTTGTTGATGCAGCTGCAACAGAATCAACAATGATTGTAAGAATACGATCTTTATTGGACTTTCTTACAATTCCAATCATTTGTTCCATCTTTTCAAAAATATCTTCAACGGTTTCACATTGAACATATAGAAGTTTTGATAGATCTACACCAAGACTTTTCCAGAATTCTGGAGCAGCAGCATTTTCAGTGTCAATAACAACTGCAATACCACCTTTCTTTTGTGTATCTGCAACAACATGAGCAGACACTAGACTCTTACCAGTTCCTTCCAATCCATTGAATTCAACCATCTTACCAACTGGTAAACCACCATGAGGACGATTACTAATGGCCAAATCAAGAATAGAAGAACCTGTGCTAATCCAATCACTAATTTCGGCGGGATTTTCTTGTTCATCCAAGAAATAAGCAATCTTACCGCCATCTTTATTTGCTTTATTTAACTCATTTGCGAGTAACTCTACTAACTCATCTCTTTGAGGAGTTTCTTGTGTAACTTGATTTTTCTTTTTCATAATAATATAAAACTAAAATAGGGGTGGCAGTAATATATACTACCACCCCATTACAAACAATTTATTTAACTGTTAAACAAATTATCAAAAGCGGCTGCTACATCATCCGTATTTGATTTTGATGCCTTTGCACTTGGTGATGCGGTAGGACTTTTAACTGCACTTGGTGCTGGTGTTGAAGGTGCGGTAAATGGAGCATCATCTTCAACAATAGTGTTGACGGTTCCTTCAGGAGATTGAGTTTCTGGATTCAACCATGCATTCATTACTCCCTTGAGTTCTTCATATGAAAATTCTGGGAACAAATCCAAAATATTGGTTTGTTGTGTTAGAATATCTTTTTGAGCGACATCAATTGCAACACTTGCATTTGGCTTAACACGAATTGTAGTTTCTGGGAATGACTTGCCAGAATCTTCTGCGGTACGAAATTCTACTACAATATCACGGCCATTTACCAAATCAGTAATATCACCATAATCAACGTCGTTGATGATGCTTAGAATTTCTTGGTAAACATTCTTGCCGAATCCCCAGAAACGAACACCTTCACCTTCTTCACCACGAACGATGATAGGAGCATATGTACGCATCTTTGGTTCCATCTTCTTACCCAAAATCCAGTCTTCCTTGTTTCCGGTCTTCTTCATACGATTAGACCATTCAACGATTGGATCAGGACGGTTAAAACTATCGGGAGATAGATAAGTCTTGTTGTTGATATTATAGTGGAACTTCAACTCAATAAAAGGATTATCAGGTTGATACTTGTAGGGAACGATACGAACCACTTGTTTTCCAGGCTTTGGTTTCCAAATTAGATTGGTTTTGTTGCCTTGGTTTGTTAGAGAGCTCAAACGGCTCTTCAATTTTGATATGTCTAATGCCATAATTTTTTAATTATTAATTTAGTTAATTAGTTAATTAGATAACTCACACGAATTATTTAACGACAACCAATTAAGTTGTCATCAATATATATGACATCCGAAAAGATTTCAACTTATTATATCAAAAATTTTGACAGAGACAATTTTGACTGATACTTCGCTCGTTAAAATAATTGAATTTCTGTAGAGATTCCAATCCAATTGAAATGTTTTATCAAAAACACCATTGTTTTCTTCAGCAATCAACTTGTTCATCGCATTCAAAGTATAAAGAGTATTTGTTTCTTTTTTTCTATGAACACTAATGGTGTTACGAAATTTCATCGTATTCCCATCGATTATGTCAACATTATATGTAGCATACAATTCTTTTGGATTGTTGACATTACACAACAAAAATATTTTACCGTTAATAACACTATAGAAACTTTTTATTTCTTGGATAATGTCATTATATTCTTTAGAATTGGTAAATGTACACAATAGTTGTTTATTCTTCATTTATTTTATTATTAATTGTTTACCATCTATATTCCACAATTTACCAACATAATCTCCCGAAGAATCAAACCAACTATTTCTTTTGTTATAAAATCCAAATTTTAAAGCTTCTTCTAAAGTATATTCATTAGTCAATGCTTTTTCAATTGCTAAAGCATCTTGTTCTTTTTCTTCAGGAGTTCTATCATCACTCTTTTTTTGTTGTGGTTCTGGTTGTTGAACAGATTGAGTTTGTTGTGGTTCAAATTCAATTTGTTGACCACTTGGTTGTTCTGGTTGTTCATCTCCTGTAAACACATTGGCTTGACCCTTTTTTGGATTTTCTTCAAAATGAGTACCTCTTTGAATAGCTTTTTGTTTGTATTCAGGAGTTGGAAATGTTACGAGAATACCGTTTGAATTGTATGCTTGTCTTTCTGGATATTTACCTTCAAGCATTTTATTCAAATATTGATTGACAATTTTAGAATCTATATTTGATTCTAATAGATATTCTCTTAGTACTTCAATATGTTCTTGTTTAGAAATGTCAAATATACCGTTTTCAATTGAATTGTCGGTACTTGCCTTTTCTAATGCTTCAAAAAATATTTGTTTGATGTTCATAATTAAAATACATCCTCTTCACTTAAATTGGAACGGTGAATTTCTGTTTTGAAAGAAAACTTACTGCCTCTTTCATTTCTTAATTCAATTGCCGAATAAAATGGTTTTACTTCTACTTTTCCATTTTCTTCTTCTTCTCGTATATCAAAGATAATATATAAATATACAACGAAATATGTTCCGGCCTTATTTTTACTAACTTCAAACTTACTTAATCTAAAATTCTTATTTTCATTTGCATCAATTAACTTTTTACCACTTGAAAATTCAGTCTTGGTTCCCATTCTGTTAATTGTCTTACCATTAAATATTACAAGTGGAAGACTATCATTGTTTCCGAATATCGCTTCGGCAGATATTTGACTTGCAAATTGAATAAAGTCTTTTTTAATTTGAGCTTCATTGCCAACATTCATAAATCGTTCAATGAACTTTTCATAAAATGCAATAGCCGCAATATTAGAATTGAAAATATTCATTGGTCTAAACGCACCTTTATTCAATGGAACATCACCTTTAGTAGATGCGTTAAAATAATCGTTATAAACCTTTATTGAAGCATTCTTTACTTCTTTTACATCTTCCGGTGTAGTTCCAGTAAGTTGTACCATGAACAAATTCTTATTATCAATTAATCTTACCTTTTCATTTATGGCACTAAATAATGAATCTGGTTGAATTCTATTGATTTGTTGAATCAAAATTGCAACATTTTTCTTTAATGAATCCGTCATCTTTACCAATTCTTCATCGGATTCTCTTGCTTCTGATAAAACACCAGTTTCTTTTTCAATATTATCCCAACTATTAAACATAGCAGAATATTGATTTCTAGCATAATTCATGTCTTCTTGACATTTTTGTTCAATATTACCAAAAATTTTTACAATAGTGTTTTTAATTTTTTGTATAAAATCACTCCATCCTTTTGTCAATTCAGCAGATAAATCTCCTATTTTAGATGAAATTCTATTAAGAGACGACTTTAATGATGATATAAATTCAATTTCAGTTAGTAGTGTTTTACCAATATAAATTTCTTCAAATATTGGATTTATACTTTCATTTTGAGGAAAAACAGATGCACCACCAGTAAATACACTACGGGGATCTTTTTCAACTGGTTTTTCTCTCTGTGAAGGTGTACCTGAAAATTGTTGTTTATCTGGAAGTATTGATGACATCATTGCAGTGACTCTTCCGGTACGATAACTATCACCACCAGCTTTTAAAGAAACCATTGCGAATTTCTTTCCAGTACCAGTTATTTCACACAAACTTTCAGCGGTACCACTTACTTTTCTATCTTTTAAAGCAATTTGAATTTCGGATATACTACAATTATACAATAATACTACATCCGCAGTATTTTCTTTTTTCTTATCTTTACTAGCATAACCACTTTTATTAAAAATCTCGTAGAACTTCTTGATGTCTTGATGAATAAAACCAGTTGGTTTTGCAGAAGTAATATTTGCCAATGTTACAGATGTACCAGATGCCAATTCAATTCTAGACTTTATATCAGCATAATTTTGATATAAATCACTTTTTCCTACTTTGGTAATTACTGACTCATCATTGAGTTGTTTTATGCTTTTTAAAAGTGTTTCAATTTCCGAAGACAATTTTAACCATTTTATTAGTAAACTTTTTTCTTTTGGATAATAATCGCCACTTTCACCAAATATCTTATATAACGGAAAACTTTCTCGCATAGGTTGACTGAATGGCAATGGCATAACAGTTTCAACCTGTTGTAACTTACTTTGTAAGTCTTTTAATTTTATTTCTGCATCTGTATTCATTCGTATATATAAATATTGATATATACACGAAAATCAAAGTTTTTAAATATCTACCACCGACATTTCATCATAATTCTTACCAACATAACACTTTACTGGAAATTGATTGTTTGACATTAACCGTTTCAATTCCACCAAAGTTTCTTTTTTATCATTTTTATGACAATCAAACAAAACACTGTCGTAAGTATATAAAATAGCCTTGGTTTGTTTATTATTCAAATATTCATTGACTCTAACAAGTGATTGCATTCCAAATTCTGTTTCACTAGCTTGTAAGATATAATTAAACAGTTTATTTGGACTTGGCTCATTGATATGATTTGTAGTAATTCTTCTCTTATAGATAGGTGTTTCTACATAACCATTTTCACTAAAGAATGTCCATCTATGAGCAATATAATCACTCATTTTCTTAAAATATGGTATTTCTAATAATTCTGATGGAATATTACCATACATACATTGAAAAGTAAGATTCTTTGACGCTTTGATTTCTTCATCCGTTAATGAATCTTTTCCATAATATAACTTACCAAGATATTCATAAGCACTTGGTGGTAAATTGTAATTGATTAACTTTGCAACTATGTGGGGGTGGTAGGCGCTATAATCAATCATAAACAACATACCAACTTCACCATATCTGCTAATAAATGATGATCTACAACCGTTTTCTTTGTTCAATGCACTATAATTGACATTACCAAACCTATTACTAGGTCTTCCTGTTGCGGTATATAGGTTATATTGAGTATAAACTACACCATCCCTATCTTTGCTGGTTTTGTTTTCAAAATGCCTATTAAACAATTCAGTATCTACTTTTAACCCATTCTGTTCAAGAATTCTAAGATTGTCTGTAATAGTGCTATTGATACTATGAAAACTGTCATCAATTTTGATGGATCTAAGTCTAATCAACACCGCATCATACATGTTTTCAAACTTTTCCAAATGTTTTACCATCGGAATTGCTTTATTTAATTCACCATACTTTTGAAATCTGGTTTTGATTACATTATGTGCAGTTGTATCAAATTCACTGTAATCATCAACTTTACCGTCACTAATAAAGAAAATGATGTTGATATCATACAGATTATTGATGGGAAATAGATGTAAACACTTTTTCTTATCAAATACCCATTTCTTACCTTTAAGTTTATTAAAGTCGTTGATTAGTGTATCTTTATTGATAAAGACATTACAATCTGGGTGAGTGAGATTGATAACATATGTAGTTTTAGATTTGAGTATATGAATCAAAACCATACACAATTCATCTACACAAGGATGTACTTTTTCATCTGATTGAATGCATTCAAGAATAAAATCAGAGGAAATATGAGATTCTAAGAATTTAGAATAAGATTGTTTGTCCAGACACACCATTGACACAATGTAACATTATAACAAATGTAAGTCAATTATTTACCATCCCAAAATTCAAGCGGATTATTCAAATAAGTCTTTAATCCTTTCATGTTTTTTTCACCATCATTTAAAGTTTTAATGTTTTGTTCTTGAACTCCTTTAATTTCAAGAATTTTATTATTATATTGATTGTTTTTTGGACCAGATATTATCCATTGTATAACCAATTTATTATAATAATTCTTCGAAATGCCATTATAATTTTCTTTATTTACTTCAGTTATTGTTAAATCATTTATTTTTTGAACAAGATAACGATTAACATATCCTTTTGAATAATCATTCTTAGTTATATTTGGTTTATAATAACTAGGAAACGTAATATCGGACAGATAATCTCCACCTAAATTTTGATATTGATCTGGTGTTATCATTTTATTATATTAATTGAATATTCATTTATACCATCGGTAGTGAATGAAATTGATTGTCCTCTAATTGAACGAATACCTGCTTTAATCGTAGTTGTCCAATTACCAGCTTCAACTTTATGAGATACGTCTACAATTTGACAAATGATTTCTCTTTCAGAATATGGACTTGGTAGGTTTTTTAAACTAAACAATTGAAATGTTCTTAGTCCTGATATACCTTGTAATGTCATTTCTACAGTAAATCCCGGCTGTTGTCCACCATAAATATTGGTATTATTTTTAAAATCCATATCATTCATCAATGCAATCAGCAAAGAATCGTTTGGTAATACCAAATTCACTATGTTCCATCCAGTTTCAACACCTGACACTGTTGGATTTAATGGTGTAGTTGTTCTTGGCCCAGATGTATTAGTTGCTGCTGCAGCTCTTGAAGGTGGTGCAGGATTATTTGGATTTAATGGAGTAGTGGTTCTAGGAGTAGAAGCTGCAGCTCTGGAAGGAGGCACAGTATTATTTGGATTTAATGGAGTAGTGGTTCTTGGTCCTGATATTGTAGTTAATCCATCTGATCTTGATAAATATGATTTAAACGACATTATATAAGAACCTTTTGTCGCAGTTGATGATTGTGGACTGTTTTGTAATTGTCTTATACTTTCTAAATTTTCATCTATTTTTCTTAATTGCAAAGGACCGTCTTTATTGAATCTATCACCATATGGAAACGGAAGTATTTGATTTGAATTTACTTCACCATTTGGATAATTTTCACCGGATCTTTTATTTGACGATGCGGATGAAATCACTTGATTAGCAGCTACATTTGATAGTTGCGCAGTAAAATTTATGGTTTTAATGAAACTATTTGATGCACCAACATCAAATTGATAAATTTTCATTTTATTATATTGTACATACTTTTTATCTACTATTCTTAATTTACCAGAATCTTCACTATCTTCTACTACTGCAAGTTCCCATATTTTAGCTGCGGCTGCATTTATTTTTCCTAATAATGAATTATAAAATACTTCAACTGTTTCTGAAGATTTTGCACATTCAATTAATACGTTTTTATTTACATATAGATCTTTTAAATAACCCCAATAACCTGCAGGTTTACTAGTTTCTGTATCATTTGTCCATTGAGGAAACGATCTTGTTCCAGGAACTACTCCAGTGTCATATATAAATCTATTAATTATACCATCCAAATCATCTCTAAAAACTTGAAGTAAAATAGGTTGTTTTGATCTGTCTTCTATAATTTGCGCATCACTCCGTATACCGGCAAGTTTTGTAATCAAACTATTTTCTACAGTAAAATCGTAAAATGATTGTATTTGTGTTGGTTCATAAGTAGGATTATATGATTGATATCCGGTTCTAAATATTCTAAACAAAGTATTATCAAATGAAGAAGAAAATGGAGTATCTAACTTTTCAGAAAAAAACAAAGACTTATTTGCACCTTTTCCAAATTTTTGTTTTTGATAATCATTATTGGTAGGATCTACAGTTGGAAACATAGCACCAAGATTATATTTTGGTGCCTTTTTATTTGGAATTAACAAAATGCTACCGTCACAAGAAATTAAATTTGGATGTGCTCCTATTTTTACATCATCAATATCAATTTCATATAGATTATAATCTTTAGAATCTTTTAACTGGATATTGATTTGTTTGTTGAAAAATACATTTGCTAGTTCTACAACAAATCCCATAGTAACCCATATATCTTTTTGATCTTTTCTATCCCAATCATAATCTGACATTCCTGTCATTCTTGCGGAATCACCATATTCTATTTTTCTTCCCATGAAAAATCTATCTTCAGGTCTTTTAAGATCTTTACCGTCATTCGATTTTGCGGTATAAGTTCCGTTGTTATATTTATAAAATGGAAAAGTTGATGATAAAAAAGTTGAATTTTTTTCTGCTTTTTCTTCTTCATCATCCAATGGAGACATGAAATTTTTCTTTTGTAAAATACAATTTGGTATTTTAGTCAATCTTTTTTCTAAATATTCAGCAAAAGTAGATTGCACCGAACTTTTATTTGTATCAGACGAAACCTTCGCAGCAGTATTAACTAATACACCTGAATAGTTTGCGTGTTTAGATAAGATTTCAGTCTTACAGTCATATGTTATTCCATCTTGACTGGTAAAATCAAATCCACTAATTATTCCCATTGTAACATCATATAATCCATATGATTCTTTAATATTTTTATCGTATAATAAAGATCCACTATTAGTAAACAATTCTTTTAGATTATCCAAATTACTAGCTCTCAAATCAAGCAAAGATACAGGATTAAAATGATTCCATCCAAATTCAACAAAGGCACTAATCTTCGGTGTTAAGAAATATGGTGTCATGTACTCCAATTGAGCAAATCCATAACACTTCCAATTAACAGTAATTTTTCTGATTCTTTCTTTTTGTATTATCGCATCAATAGATGTAATACCAGGAACAGGCAAAAATTTTTGAACTGTTCTATTTTCGTCTGATAAAGAATTTGGAAATGTAACAAAATTACCGTCACTAGATAAATTTAATACGTGTTCTACACCTTCAGAATCATATCCTAATACATTTTTATTATCAGGAATACCATAACTTTTATCAAATCCATCACCTCCGTGCAAAATAAAACCGTTTCTAATAGGAAAATCGCTTTTATCATTTACTCTACCAGTTCCATTTGAAAACACTCTTGTCCATGCAGTCAATGGTCCTTTGTATTGTTGCCAATTACCATTATCATCCCAATTAATACTTACAGGAACAGGATAATCAAATCCAATATCATTTTGTCTTCTAATAAATTCTTTAATTACCCAAGATGGTATTGGATGTGGTGCCCACGGTCTATTGTCTGGTGTTGTTGCCATAACTTATGAATTTAATAACTTAAAATCTCCTATAATATTAGAAACATTTTGTGGTATTCTCAATTGAATACCTGCTAATACACTCAATTTTCCATTTCCTAATTTATTTGCTTGAGCTATTATCCACCACAATGTTGGATCTTTGTAATATGTATTCGCAATACTATCAAATGTTGTTGTTTCATTTGTTATAATATACAAATCATTTGCTGCATATGGAATTTTAGGATACAATAAAGATTTGTATACTCTTTTTCCATCCCACCTTTTATCTTGTTTTGCAAAAGAATATCTATTCATAATTATAATCCTGTTCTATCCATTTGATATGCATCATTTAATTCGTCTTGTGTGGTTGTGGGATTATTATACATTTTATATATGTCTTGTTGAAGCGCATCTCTTTGTTCTTGTTCAATCTTCAATTGATAATTATATTGAGCTGCAGCATCTTGTATATCTTCAGCTTTTTGATTCCATGAATTAACTTCTTGTTGTAATGCTTCTGCTTGTACGTTATTTGCGTTTTGCATTGCAATTTCAGCATTTTTAATTTGATCTATTGCTCTTTGATTTGACAATACTATTCCGCCAGGAAAATTCATATATAAATTCTTTGAAAATGAATCTACTGTTCCTTTTTCTTCTAATATTTCATTTTGATTTGTCATTCCAGACATTTGAACAGTTGATCCCATACGAGTTTCAACATAATAATCACCAAAGTTAGTTCCACCAACAACTGGACGTTCTTTTTCTAGTAAATCCATACTCAAATTCAATTCACATTCTCTTGGAAATTGAGCCACTTTTCCTATGCTATCTGCCCATTGAATTCGTCCATTTAAATACGTCCAATCAAATGTAGCAGACGTTTCTTCACTAACAGTTTCCCAAACACAATTTTCTGGTATATTTAAACCAATACTTTTAATTACTCCTGGTTGATTCTTATAAATATCACCGATAGTAAATCTAACAAGAGGAGGTATCATAAATCTAGAATACACATTAGAGTTACTTTGTCCGCCTTGTGTATAATTAGCTGGTTTTGTCAATCCTACTAAATAACTAATTCTTTGCCACATTGGAAGCAATTCTTTAACTGTATTAGCCACGACATTAAACTTAAAACCAATTGTTCTAGAAAATCCTTTATAAGATTGTAATTTGTCTGCTCTGCCAATATATTCTATAGCAGTCCAATCTGCGTTATAATTTTCATTCAATCCAGTTATTGTAGCTCTGAATGGAATGTATTTATTATTAACAACATCATGGAAATAAAATTTGATTATATCATCGTTATTACTGTTATACTTTTTGTCTAATCCAAGATCCTCTTGATTTAAAATAGTTAATAAATTAATTTTATCGGATGCCATTGATCCAGCCATTCCTTTTCCTTTAGGATCATCCAATAATTGTTTTCTTTTGTTCAATCCAAATTGAGCAAGATATCCACCACGATAATTAAAAGGACTTTCTTCTCTTTGTTGAGAATATGGATCTTTTGTCAATTGTTTGATGAAATCATAACCTTTGTAAGATTCATTTGAAAATTGTTGATTTATGATATCAGTGCTTGTTAATCCATTGTATTTATATCCAGCACTAATAATTGTATCCAATACTTTCTTTAAATTATCTTCTACATCTTTTACGGATTGTGATTCTTTATCAGTAAATTTAGTTGAATAAGGTTGTTTTGCATCAGCATAATATGCCAAGTTAATCAACATTTCAGAATTCTTAAATTCTTGATCTGGAGTAATATTATTACCTACGATTTTACCATAAAATTCGTAAGCATCCGTTCTTGGATTAAGTCCTATTTCTTGACCAAATAATGTAGGAAATTTTCCTAATTTTGTACCATTCCATGTACCCGTCTTTCCTATAATCAAATAAGTACCATCAGCTTGTCTTAAATATCTACCTCTAACACCTGTTGTTTGCTCAGTATCACCTTTTCTTATAGTTCCGTCTTGGGTACCCGCATACCATTTTTGTATAACGGTTTTATCAAATATATATTTTAAAGTTCCTGGTGCTTGATCAAATACAGTAGTAGATGATGCCATTACACCGTATGTTGCTTCATCTGCTCTATATTGTGGATCATTTGGTTGTTTTGGATTTGTAAACGCACCAAACAAAGTACTTGATTTGAAGAAATCAGCAATTCCAGATGAAGATTGTTTTCCTACCCACTTTGTCTTTAATAATTTATCGCCAGAAGTTGCAGTTGGTGCTCTTAAAAATCCTTTACCACCATCTAAACTTAATTTTGATAATGCGGCTTGATTACTATTACCAACGGTTCCTTTTGGTGGAGTAAGATTTTTTAATGATCCTTTTACACCAAGAGCAGCTAATGCACCAATACCATTTGGTTCAATAAATCTTGTTGGTCTTTCAATTAATCCCAATGAAGCAATACTAGTAGCAGCTAATATTGGCATTGCTGGATTATAAATCTTTGTTTCTGGAAATGGATTAAATCCTTGCAATAATGTTTGTGCCGTAGCAAAAATTACACCATTTGCACTAATTGTAAACTTTGTTATTCTTAATATGTCTTGAGGACCAGAACCAACTGGTGCTGCTCTATTTTCATATTTTTTTAATGAATTTAATCCTTTTGTTCCTGTATTTGGAGTAAAACTAAAAAATGGTTGTTTTGGTCCAAATTTAATTAAAGGATTTGTACTGTCAGTTTCTAATTTATACTTGTTATAAATTGCATCACTGTTTTGAGCATATAATACACTCAATTCACCTGGCTGTCTTAAATCATTAAATCCAGATGGCAATGTATATCCCGCACCAATAATTTGTGTATTGGTAGTAGATAATGGAGCGGGTGATTCTAAATTATTAAGATTTGCCATATTTTATAAATATCAAGTTATTTAATATGCACCTCTAAATTTTGTAGCAACTCCAACAGCAGTGCTTACTTTGCTACCATCAATATTAACTGCAATACCACCATTTTTCATCAACACTATCAATTCATCCAATTTATTAACAACTTCAGCATTTCCTCCACCAGTTGCAGTTTTGATTGACTCTATATTTTTTAACGCTGGTAAATTAGTAGCTACTTTAGACAATTGTTCATTTAATAAACTAAGTGCAAGTGTCATTCCTGCAATTCCAAATAATATACTAGTATCTGTAAATACAGAGAAAGCATCTTCCAATGAAGCTATTTGAGAAATATTTGATGCAATGTCACTAATACCAGTACTAACAGATTGTATACCTTGTCCGAATAATTGCATACCTTTACCTGCAGCTAATGCAGATATAGAAAATGGTATAAATGCAAGTCCTAACAATGCAATACCTCCTGCTGCAGTTTCAAGTACTCCAGTAGCCATTAATCCAGCAATAGTTGCACCTAATACTGCCAATATAACTCCCATCTTTCCAAGTGAACTCCAATCTACTGTATTAAACTGTTGTCCAGCTTTTGCCAATATATACATTGCACCAGCAAACATTATTAATGCTGCACCTAATGATAATACTGTCGCAGGATTAATTCCTTTCATTGAATTTAAAAATCCAGAAGGTCCAGCGGATGGTGTTGTAGGAGCAGCACCAACTGCCGATGATGCCAAATTACTTGCAATTTTTTTACCAGAAGCCGCAACTGTTTCAACCGCAACATCCATACCACCTTTAAATGCATTACCAATTGTTTTTTGTAATGCAAATTTTAAAGGAGCAAGAGGAAAAAGAATCGCTCTCATTAAAATATTGCCAAAACCTTTTCCCATAAATTTAAATCCAAGCAACAATAAAGCTCCACTTACAAGAGCAACTCTTCCTTTGAACTCGTCCATTTTATCTATAACAAATTGAAGACCATATCCCATTTTTTGAAATATATCAACTCCAGGTTCAAATTTAATCCAAAGATCATTCACTAAATCATAAAGAACTTTAAATGGCATTAAAATAAATTTAGTGGTAATCGTGCTTATTTTTAATAAAACACCAACAACTGAAAGTAATCCACTTAAAAATGGTAGAACTACTTCACCCAATTCAACCATGATACTATTAATACTAGCAAGTAACTTTTGTTGTTGACTTGCTAATTGCTGTGACTTTAATTCTTTTTGATATTTTTCGGATAAACTTTCATTGGTTTTATCAATTGTATCTAAAATTGATTCTGCTAATGCTTTTGCTTGAAATGCATCCAGTTTTCTAAAATCTCCAACCTCTTTTAAGATTCTAGATTGTTCTTTTGCTAGTCCTGCCAAATCCCCAGCATAGGATAATTCTCTTGCTCTTGTGAAATTGATGTCTTTTCCGAATAATACACTAGCTTCCATTTCGTTATTGATACTTGTTTGGAAATCTAGAAATTTATCCGCAGCAGCCCCTATATCTTTAAGTTCTATTCCCAATCGTCTTGCTTCAACTGCACCTTTAATCAAAGCGTTAACACTTCCTCTTACTAATTTAAATACTTCTCCACCAGCGGTAGCAACATCCTTCATTACTTTTGCGAGTGGAACACCGGCTGCTTTTGCTAAACTTGCAGCTGCACCAGCAGTTTGTCGGGCAATATCAGGAGTCATTGCACCAATACCCATGAAATTTTGCAATAAACTAACAGAGTCTTCGGCTGCTACACCAAGATTCTGTTTCATTAAAGAAACATACTCTATATTTTCTTTATTTGCAATTGCAGTATCATTAAATGCAGTAGCAAGTTGTTGAGCTGCTTCAGAAGCAAGTTCAGCAGTAACACCAAATTGAGATAAATCTCTACTTGCAATTCTTATGTTTTCTTCTACTTGTTTGGTTTGGGAAGATAAAAATCCTGTTGTTTCTCTAAACTTTAAAGCGACATTATCTAATTCGATAAATCTATCTACTGATCGAGCGAATAATTCATACATCATTTTAGTAGGATCTACTAAATTTTGAATTGTACCGTTTAAATCTCCTGCTCTAGTTGCTAATTCTTGAAACTTATTAACAGATTGATTAACTATCTTAGCTTGTGCGTCACTAAATTTTAATACTCTTTGCAAAGAATCCGTCAAATCTTCAACAGAATCATTCATTCTTTCTGCTGCATTTGCACTTTCTCTCCATGTTTCTAACATGTCTTTTGTAAGACCTCTAGCTTTTGCCATGTTTTCAACATCAGATGCTGATATTTTTGGATCGTCTGCCATAATTTATATGAATATAAATATAAAAAATAATGTTTTTATATCATTTTCCTCTAGCAATATTTGGTCTGGATATAGAATTATTAGGGGATTTATTTGATTTATCCATTGCTTCTTTTTCTTTTTCTTTAAATTCTATGAGTTTTTTCAAATAAAAAATGCGCAAGTATACAGGAAGATTATATACAATATCCTGCGTAAATGCGCCTTGTGAATTATATGCTAGACTAAATATCTGTTCGTGAATCAAGAGTTTATCTTGCGGAGTCAGGCCAAAAAAACTGTACCGTTAGCGGTACACCTAACCTTTCTTCATGATTACATTGTTCACATTTGAAGTTAAAATTCAAATCAATGTCAGGAGTTCTTTCCTTTACTTGTTTTCTCAATTCTAAACTATCTCTGGAAGTAAGTTCGTTTTCTACAAACTTTTGAATATCTTGTTTATTACTATTACCATCTATAGCAACAATAGTATAACGTAATCTTGTTGTTACTTCAGCAGTATTACCAGTTTTTATTTTCTGTAAAACCTTAATTTCATTTTCGATCTGTTTTTCATCACCAGATGTTAATAACTTACACGTTACCGTCTTCTTACAGTAAGGAAGTTGAACGTCAAACTTATTTACGTTTGGTTCATATTTAGAAAAATCAATTTGTTTATAACTTAATTCACCCAAATTGAATGTACATTCATTATTTTCTCTACATGACGGACATTTAATTTGAAGTGGTCCATAACTGTCACCATAAGCAAATCTTCGGGTAGCTACAAATATAGCATTTTTATCACCCAATAACAAATCATCCAACTTTACATCTTTATCTACAATAAGTGATTCAATCAACTTATCTAATACAATACCTTTTTTGATATAATTTTGATTGGTAAGAATATCTTCTTCCTTTGCAGTCATTACCTTCAAATTAATAGTACCATTACTTAATGGACTGGAACTATCATAAAAATGTCCTTGGCTTGGCAAATCAACCACTTCAGATGGATATGTTGTTTCTTGTTTTGGTTGAGAAACATTTCCAGCAAATTGATTCGCTGGTTTTGTAATTGGAATTGTATAGTCGTCCATAAATTATAACTTTCGGTATACCAATATATAGTATAAAGTTATAATTTTTATTTTATTTAATTTAAGACGATTGAACTTGCTTTTGAGCAGCTTTAACCAAATCGTCTTTTGATCTTACTATATCCTTAAATTTTGAAAATTCTTCTGCTGCAGTTTTTCTTTCTTCTGGTGATTTTGCCATTTTTTGTTTAGCAGATGCCAATTTCAATTTATCTTGTGCGTCTCTTTTTTCAACTTGTCTTTGTTGATATAGTGCTTGATTGGTTTTCTTTACGGCTTGTTTTACTTTAGAATCATCTTCATTTAGTATTTCATTAATATATCGTATGATACATTCCTTTATCTTTTTTTTAGATGATGTCATACCTTGTTTTACCGCATCAAAAAGTTCTTTGGCTAATTGTGGATTATTAGGAACCGTACCTTTAAATGATTCAAAGTCGTTATTCTTAACAAATTCTCTTGCCATACTAGCACTTACACCTTCTACTCCTTCTGCACCATCTTCTCTTTCACCACTACTAATGATATTTAAAACACCAAATCTAGGTGTTTTATCCATCCCATTCCATGTATTCAATAGTTTGGTAAATTCTGGAATTCTATCACTACCACAAACAAATGTTGCGTCAGTATAACCACTAGCTTTTAATTTGTCAGCAGCTTGTAATACATTTTTTATTGTATTATCATATACAATTTTGTCTTGTATGTCAGGAAATAGTTTCTTCAAGAAATTAACTTTTGTTTGATAATCCAACGGGTTCTTATCAGGATCTTGAGATTGACTTGTAAAAATATAAAAATCACCACCATCTGCAGCATTAACCACAGCATCAATTAACTTTTTATGTCCTACGGTAGGAGGATTGAATCTACCAAATGCAAATGCTACATGTTTCTTCATATTCAATAAATATTCTAATATAAAATAAAAAATCCCAATTCTTTTGAAATTGGGATTTTAAAAGGAATGTTTTTAATAAATTAATATTGTAAAATACAATAGTCAACTGCTAATGTTAAACTAATTGTCATAGCTTCGCCACTGTCACCCCAATCCAATTCACCAAAATCTGCACTGGTGATAAATGCGCCTTTAAGTGTCCATTCTTCTACTTTATCACCTACAGGTCCAAGAACATTGATGGTCAAATCTTTCTTATAAAAATCACTATAACCATCACGGCCAGTAACAGATTCATGTCCAAGACGAATCCATTCCATTACTGCTTGCGCACCAGATGGTACGATTGGATCATAAAGTTCAATTGTTATATCATCCCAAGTAGTTTTGCCTTTATAGTATCTTTGAACATTGATGTGGTCAAGAGTCTTTTTTTCGCTTTTTGGTGATGGTCTCTTGCACTTCTTAATTAAGAAACTTGGGATACCGTCACAATACAAAATAAACCTATTTTTAACTTTAGGTTCAAATGTTGTAAAGAAGATCTCATTGCTGTTTAATAGGTCTGCCATAATTGTTTATTCCTTTAGTTATAAATATAATAATAAATTAAAATATGTTGACAAATTTTCAACTATTTGTATAATTTGATTAAGCATTGCGCTTGATGCGCTTTTAATTGTTTAAACTTTGTTTTTTATCGTACAGGTTTATAATTTCCTGTTTTAGTTTTTCTATATAATTCCTGTTTCTCAATATCTTAAATACTAAGTTTTCAGTGCTTAATTCTCCTGATTTATCTAAACCTGCTTGGCGCATATCATAAACATCCTTAACAATTGCTTTAAGCTTATTAATATCTTGCGCTTTAATAGCTGAATTTATCTTTCTAACTGTATCATTATATTTTTCTTGAATTTTTTCTTTATCAATTTGAATATTTTCTTTTTGCGGTTCACTTAACCATTTATCTTGCATTAGTGAATACACACCTGTTGATCTGTTTTCTTTAGTTACGTCTTGAATATAAACTTCAACATTGTGTCCTTTTAGATGTATATCATGTTCATCATTCCATTTTGATTTAAGCGCATTGACTAATTTTTCAACAAGCTCTACATTACCGTCTACATCTTTGAAATCTATTACTACATGTACATCAAAGTCACTGGTATCTGACCAATTATAATTTGCTAAGCTACCCACAAACAATATATCTTTTAAAGGCGCATCTGTTTCTGTGTCTGCATAGAAATCTTTGCCTATTTGCAGTAGCTTTTCTTTAATTTCTGGGTTAAGTTTATTATTATCCCAGATAGCTGGATTTAATATATCGTTGTAAATTCTAACCTTCATATTTTTATTTTAGCCTTTAGTTCATCTATGGCTTGATGTGCGTCTGTGAAAATGATACCATTACCGCCAGAAGCAATAAATGATTCTATATTTGGCGATAAATCGTCTATTAAGATACTATTTGGTGTTGCGTGTTTGGCTTTACTTTTACCAGAATCACTGAATATAATTGATACAGGACCTGACCAATGTGTTCTTAACCAGGCTCTTTTACCAAATTCTATATTTTTGATATAGTCTACAGCTTCTTGACGGGGATAGTTTCTTAATATTTGTCCTGCGCTTGTACTTGTTAAGAATTTTAATTTAAATCTACCATCAGTTGATAGTGAAATTAGTTCTTTTTTAAAATAATCAAATTCTGGCATTGGTTGCATAGTTGACCAGAATTCTTCACCTTCTTGTAAAATGACATTCCAAAATTCTTTTGTACCATTAGATGCTTCAAATTCTTTTGGTGGGGTATTTGTTAAAGTTTCAAATTGTTTTTCAAAGTCGCATAGTACTCCGTCCATATCGCAATAGATTGTTATTTCAACATTATTTTCCAATAAATTTGCGTCAAAGATTTCTTTAACAATAGACTTTAACTTTATCATATATTATAAATATGAATGATTTAATGTATATCACCAAACATTTTAAATTTCTAATTTGGTATATTTTTCTTTTACTGCAAGACACGCATCAAGATATGTTTGCAATGCTTCATTATCATTTTTCACAATAGCATCCAAATAATTTGCCATTGGTGGATATGCATTTTTTCTTAGGTCAGATATGGTTCTTACAACCACTTCTTCATTTATCGTTAATCCCCATTGTTGACAATATGTAAAATCAAATCCATCATAACCGGTAAATGGTTCAAGTGATGTATAATTTGTTTTTGATAATACCAAAAAACTGGAACAATCTGGTGTTTGTGCGATGATTACAACATCATTTACTTGTTTTCTTTCCATTGGACTTCCAAACAAAGATTCAAAGTTTGTAGCTGGTAATATATAAAGTTTCATATTATTGTATTAGTTTTGGTTCATTTATGTTGTTTAACTTCAATGCAT